AGAACCAGAACCAGAACCAGAACCAGAACCAGAACCAGAACCAGAACCAGAACCAGAACCAGAACCAGAACCAGAACCAGAACCAGAACCAATTATAACACAATATGAAATCTTGTTTTCACAAACATCCAACCCATTATTCTATCAAACAGAAGGAAATAGTGACTATTATAGAATTAATTTTTATAATGTGGATAATACCACAAGAGATTACTTAAATACATTGGATGATATTGATGGTAATTATTTAACATTAACATATAATAAAAATGATATTACTCAATACACATATAGTGCATTATTAACGAACTCTGCTATTTTTACGGATAGTACGGAAATACTTGGATTTAATTTTACATCGACTCCTATATTGACTAGTGTAAATGATAAAGGTAAAGAATTAATACAAAATAACAATTATCAGGATCAGCAACTTGCTTCAATTAATACAACCAATGGTGATAAATGGTTTATGACATTTACTGACCCAGAACCAGAACCAGAACCAGAACCAGAACCAGAACCAGAACCAGAACCAGAACCAGAACCAGAACCAGAACTTAGTCCAAATTCTATAATTCGATGGGATTTGGCAGATTTATATAATGATAATGGGTTAGGAATGGGACCGTTTGGTGGTGGTAATTATGGTGTATATACAATTACTGGGTCGGGTGGCCCATTACACGTTACATGGGATGACGGATTAGCTAATACTAGAAACTGTAATGAATTTTGGTCATCTCATATACAGAATAGAATTAATGTATTATTTACTAACTTGAATCCTCCTATATCGGAAAAACAATTTATTGTTGTAAATGATTCATCTACTGGACAGAATAATGTAATATTAATGTATCCTTTAAATAATGGTGCCATAAATTATAGTTTTAATATGAAGCCAAAAGGCACTTCTACACCTAATAAATATTCTACTATAATATCATCTTCAGTATGGCCACCTAATAGTTCTGTTAGTAATTTATCATTAAGTAATAATACTATTAATGGTACATCATCTGGTATTCCTATTGGAACTGTTGTAGGTAATTTTGCAACGTGTAATATTAATACTGATGATTTTAGTTATACTATTACAGGTGGTTCGGGTGTAAGTAAATTTTCAATCGATGGAAATAAATTATTAACTACTATTCTCTTAAATACTAGTGATGTATACACGATTATAATAAAATCCACTGTTAAAATCAATGTTATAGGAACAGTCACTGATGTAGACATACCTAATATTCAAAACAATTTATTTAATTCTGTAACTGATACATTTAATGGCATAGGTGATAATTTGACTGTAGAAAATGGATTTAATATTACTACAAATATTACATCAGCCCCACCATTACCACCATTACCACCATTACCACCACCACCAATTTCAAATAGACCAGGTCCAATTCAATTTTGTAATTCAAGATTTGCAAAGTGTAATATTAATAAAAAATTAGGACCTGCTTTTCAAAGTGGTAATGTTATTATTAATGATGCTACATTAGCAAAAAGAATATCAGCATTAATACAGCTTCAATCTCCTCTAAAAGGTGCTAGATTCGTAATTCAAGATGTATCATTAAATGTATATGGTCAAAGAGCGGGAGGTCCAAATGGATATGGATCATCGCCAAAAAATACTTTTTAAAATTAAATAAGTGCGTTAATTACTTTAGAGATAATTTTTTTTCTCATTATTCTTTATAATGGTTAAAAGACATGATAAAGGTTCTGATGGTATGTACCAAATTGGTTCGAATAAATATGCTATGTTAGAAGGTTCTCGTGCCCAAGTGTGGCATGGAACTGCTTATAAGACTGCTGGTGGATTAAAGAAGGTTGATCTTAAAATGCATAATGGAAGACTTGTTTCCAAGAAAAAGAGTGAATTAGCTAGATCTCAAAAACATCTTAGCGGACATCTTCAACCCAAGGGAAGTGGAATCTTTGGAACAGTGACAAAGAAGGGAACACGCAAGAGAAAGGGAACACGCAAGAGAAAGGGAACACGCAATAGAAAGTGAGGAATCACATCATTTTAATAACTAAATAACTAAATAACTAACTTATTAACTAACTTATTAACTAAATAAATAATCATATATATTATTTTTTATTTAGAAGAATGTGATTTTATTATTATTAGTTACGTTATTTAGGATAGTTATGTATCGCAATGTTTAACAATATTTTCTAGGAATTGTTTAGACGTCGTTGTCGTTCTATAATAATTTACTAATTCAGCAGGACTAATACAATCATCTTTCAACTGACTAATATATTTATTTGGAAGTTTACTATTATAATAATGATAATACATATCTTTAATTGTTTGAATACTTGCTTTTTTCATTTCAATCTTCAAATCTATTCTACCTGGTCTAATTAATGCTGGATCTATTTTGTCATAAAAATTGCTGGTAATAATTAAAATTCGCCCATAATTCTCATCTAATCCATCTATTAGGTTTAAAATAAATGATAATGTCAATTTATCTTCTTTCTTAAATGAGGATTTAGAAGTAGATTTTTTATCATCACTAACAATTGAAACAGCATTAACTATATTTTCCAACATGTCGAGTTCATTATTACTTACATCAATTGTATCTTTCTTGCTTCTGTCAAGAATAATATCACTCATACAGTCAATATCTTCTAATACAATAATCTTATTTTCAAAGTCAACCGAATTAGTTACATTATTTCTACTATAAGTGGATTCAAAATAATATCTATAAAAATCTTCTTCATTCTTGACCTTATTTAATGGAATTTGAATCAAGTGACGTTTTAGTTTATTAGCAAGACATTTTATAACGGACGTTTTGCCAGTCCCAGGCGACCCCGATAAACCAATACCTAATGTGTATGGATGCCCTTCCTTTTCATACCACTCTTTATTATTGGTAAAAAAATCAATCTTTTCAATCAAATCATTTTTCCCATCAAAATATAAATTATCGAATTTTCTTGTAGATCTAAATGGTCGTTCCATCCAATTATTATTATTTCGGTTATCATCATCGTCACTTTTTGTCGGATGAAGAGTATAAATAAATATTTTGTCTTTACGATGTTCCTCGATTTTTTTCAAATAGTTTAAAGTCAAATTATCTACATAGTTCTTTAAATGTATGATAGACAATACGCGACTATATATTTCAATTCTAATAGTATCAACCTTACCACACATCTCAATCAATTTATCAGAGTCTCCCGTATTGTCTGAAAAAGTAACCTTTACATATATAGTTTTCTCGTTATTTAATGGAAATGCACGACAGTTTGCATCCACTACGTAAATATCTTTATCAAATTTGTTTTTGTTTTCGCAAGTATCAGTGTCGGTATTGTCCATCATTTCTTTCAATCGATTAATTCCATTATAGTTAGATTCGCTATTAATATAGTCCCATATAGCATCAAATCGTTTTCCCCAAATATTGTTGGTTCTTACATTCCAACAACTATTTCGAAATGTTCGTTTTCCTTCAATAGTGATTGTAGAATAATATCTGTCATTAAAACACGACACATATTTTTTTAAGCTTATGTACTCCGAAATACTATTCCATTGAGAGAAAATAATGGAAATACCTACTGCTATTAAACTGGAAATTATCATATCAATAAATGGGTCCCCTGTTCGCATATTAAATAAAAAATTCATTTTTAATGAATCCAATATTTTTTCAACACTATGAATTTCAGCCATTGTATAATATTATATTATATCTTCGTTTAAACTATATTGATAATTGTAATAGTGGACAAATAACAACAATACTTAATAACAATAAACGGAGCCATATGTCATTATAAATAAATTTATTGACAATGTAACGGAATACTGTATATAACAAGAAATCCTTAACCATGTAGTTATTTTCCAAATAATACCCTCTTTTCTCGTAATATTCTCGCACACCAATACCAGAAATAATAACTACTCCATTCATACCACTTACGAAAGCAATTTGCTCAGCCTTTTCTAATAATTTTTTACCGAATCCTGTATGCTGAACATTATTTGTCATATATTTTGAATTTACCTTTTGAACACTACCGTATACGTGGAGTTCGCGAATTAAGCCTTTATTATTCAATGTGTCGTGATACACAATCTGATCTTTATTAAATGTATCAGGAATGCGGATGCGCAAGAATCCATAGATTGCCTTTTGGTCATATGTCTCAAATGAAATGAAATATTCGGTCCCGTTAGACGCTCTAAAGTTTCTAACAAACAGTCTAGCATCATCGCCATCATATTCGGGATGTCTTTCAATTTCACGATAGCGAATGTCCATACTATATAGGTTTTCGTTGCCAATTTTGTCATTGATTACTTGTCTCATATTTCCACATTTTACACCACCTGAAATATAGGTGTCTGGAATATCACGAATAACTCTTGGGAGACGAATCCAAGGAGGACACGTTGTCATTCCATATTGTAGAACCTTTGTCATAAGTTCTTTATTATCACCATATGGTTTGTAACTGCCTTCTTGATACCATTTTTCAATTTTTGTCCAAGGAACAACTTCACACGGATAAATTTTTATTTGGTCTGGTTGATACTTGTCACTTTTGTATATCTCATCAAACATAGCAATGTCCTTTTCAGGTGTAGAATAAGGCAAATCTGGCATGAGATGAATATCAATCTTGAAACAATTGTTTTTGCATATTTCAATTGCCTCAACGACCTTTTCAATGGTATGTCCACGATTAATCTTCTTAAGAATATAATTATCTACTTGTTGGACTCCCAACTGAATACGAGTAACACCCCAATCCAATAGTGTCTGGGTCCAAGGAATTCCATCTTCATCATTTTCTAGAACAGCATCAGGTCTTGTTTCAATACAAATACCAATGATGCGACTTTTTGACATCTTATTATAATCAATTTCTTCTTGTAGACTTCCACATTCTCTCTTCTCAATATCAAAGTATGTATTCACACAGTAAATAAACTGAGTAAAGAATTTTTTTAGGTATGGTTTGGGATACTCTGTGAATGTACCACCTTCAAGAATAAATTCAATCTTGTCACATTTGTGTCCGCATACGAGAAGCGAGTCTAAGCGATTCTTGGTTTGATCAAATGGGTCAAACTTGTTACGATTTGCTCTTTGAACAGCGGGTTCTTTTGACAAATAGCTTCTAGGTTGAGGAACCCAATTATTTCCCTCGTGTGCTGGTTCGTTAGGGCAATAAAAGCAATCGTGTTTACAACTGAAATCTTGTCCGTCTGGTGTTGGGGAAGTAAGGATTGTAATCTGATTAATACCAGACATGTCATTGGCTGGTTTTTTCATGAGGAGTAAACATAACATGGATTCTTCCTCAATTTTCCGTTGTTGGATAAATTTGCGATAATAATACAACAGTATAGTTTTCTTTATTTGAATCTTATGGGGGCGGAAATATTTCTGTATCTCTCTAGTAATTTTATCTCTAAGAATATTGAAAATTTGCTTATGTTTCAAAACCCCTTTATCCATTTTATCATTGTACAATTTATCACTCCAAACTATTAAATAGTTAAGTAAATCAAGTATTAGGTTCTCATCATAGTTGATATCTATATCGCTATTCTGATTTTTAATAATATCCTCAATGTCACTGATCATTTTAATTTAATTAATAATAATAATTACGTATTAATTAAATTCAATTTTATGTATTAAGTGTGTAAATTTTCAAAGGAATTTACTTTGATAAAATTATCTTCTACAATAAACAATTGAGATTCCTCTTTGATAAAATTCTCAAAATATCGCTTACTTGTTGTGAATCTATGTTTTGCTCCAGAATAAAATTGATATAATTCATTTATTG